GATTACGACTCCGTTATCAACTGCATCAACCCAGCCTTCGGCGAATACTACGTCGATATCGACGGCAAGTACCGCCCAACGATCTTCTATCGCGAGTTCACCTACACCATCTCCCAGACCGTAGACGAGTTCGGATGGGAGAACTGCTCCGCGATGGTCCGCCAGTACTACGATCTCCAAGACGGCGCAAACCTAACCCGAGAGATAATCATCGCCCATGCCATCGAACCCAACACCGATCCCGAGAAATACGGCATACCCTCACATTTTAAATATCGTGAGACGTTTTGGGAATGGGGTGGTGCCACTAACCCACAAGGAGGAACAAGCTCTCGCGGCTTTCTTCGGAAGCGCGGCTTTAACGAGCGTGCAGCTATCATTGGACGATGGGACTTGGTCGCCAATGATCCTTATGGACGATCTCCGGGGATGGATGCTCTTCCGGATATCAAGCAATTGCAGCAGGAGACTCGTCGTAAAGCTCAGGGCATCGATAAGGGAATTAATCCACCACTCGTTGCAGACGTCCAACTCAAGAACCAACCAGCAAGCTTGCTGCCGGGCGGCATCACCTTCCTCCAAGGCATGATGACCACCGGCAACGACGGTATGAAACCTGCGTACGGAAACTGGAAACCGGACATCGCCGCAATCTCCGAAGACCTAAACGAAGTCCGAGCGCGGATCAAAGAAACCTTCTTCAACAGCTTGTTTCAGGTAGCTTCCCAATTCGAGACCCGATCCAACATCACCGCGGTCGAATGGGACATGCGCAAGTCCGAATCCCTAATGATGCTCACCCCCGTCATCGAGCGCATCCAGCCCGAGGTCCTTGCCCCTTCCATCGACCGCGTCTGGGGCATCGCCCTTCGCGCAGGCATTCTCCCCAAGCCCCCACCGGAGATCGCGGGCAAAGAACTCAGCATCGAATACACCTCGATGCTCACCATATCCCAACGCGCGGCCCAAGCCGGTTCGATCGAACGCATGTTCCAGATCACCGGTCAGATCGCTGGCATGGACCCTGCGGCGGTCGATAACGTCGATTTTGATATGGCCTTGGATGTGTATGCATCTTACCTTAACCTCGATCCGCGTTTGATCCGCGCCCCGCAGGCTCTAGCCGCGATCCGAGCCCAGCGCGCGCAGCAGCAAGCTCAGCAACAGCAACTCCAGTCCGCCGAGACCCTATCCAAAGCCGGTGCCAACGCCTCGCAAATCGACGTTGGCGGTGGCCAAAACCTCGTACAGAAGATGCTAACCGCATGACCTTCGACGCTTCCAACCGCAAACAAGTCCGCTCGCGCGAGAAAGAACTCAAGATCGCCGAGGCCAATCGCCTTGCCTACACCCGAACCATCATGTCTGACAAGTTCGGGCGCCGTTGGATGTACGACGTCCTCGAACGCTGCCACATCGGCATGACCCCATTCGTCGTAGGCCGTCCAGACGTCTCCGATTTCAACTGCGGCGAACAAAACATCGGCCTACAATTCTGGCGCGATTGCATGGCAGCTGCCCCTGCCGAATACGTTATCATGATGAACGAAGCCAGCATAAAGGAAGCCGTAAATGACCGACGTTACAGTGACGACCGAAGCACCGAAGGAGATGAACACTCCGGAGGTGAGGGAAGTGGACGGGACGATCAAGGATCAATCCTCACAGAATACGACCCAACAGTCCCAGACGCCTGAGCCCGAAGGCGATTCGTTCCTAACCAAGAAAGACGAGACGAAGGTCGAGACCAAGGACGAAACCAAAAAGCCCGATGCTGAGGGCGAGAAGAAAGACGAAACCAAACCCGAAGGCGCGCCCGAGAAGTATGCTGACTTCAAGCTCCCTGACGGTTATCAGTTCGACAAGGATGTCCTCGGACAAGCCCAAGCTGCATTCAAAGAACTCGGTCTCAATCAGGAAGGCGCTCAGAAGCTCGTCGATCTCTACGTCGCAAATGGTCTCAAACAAGCCGACGCTCCCTACAAAGCCTGGGCAGACCTCCAAAAGCAATGGACCACTGAGATCGCCGAACGCTTCCCCGGTGCCAAGTCCACTGAGGTCAAATCGATGATCAAAGGCGTGATCACCAACGTCCTTTCCCCGTCTTTGTCCAAGAACATGATGAAAGCTCTCGACATCACTGGCGCAGGATCACACCCCGACATCGTCGAAGCTCTCTCAATTCTCTTAAAGCCCCTTTCCGAAGGCACCCCGGTTCGCGGCAACGGCCCTGCGAAGACCGGCCAGACCGAACCCGGGAAGACTGAACAAGTTTCAATCGCAGATGCCATGTACGGCCATCTACGTAAGTAACCCATGTTCCACCGCATGGCGGTAGAACGGCGAAGCCCAGAGGAACCATAGGGTATGACGAAGCCTCCCTCGAACTCAAACACAGGATAGTATCCTATGGCAATCATCGGCTCTACCGCACTTACCTATGCGGATTGGGCGAAGAGGCTTGACGACGGCTACAAAGTCGCTGCCATCATCGAGCTTCTTTCCCAAACCAACGAAATCCTCGACGACATGATGGTCGTCGAGGGCAACCTCCCGACTGGTCACAAGACGACCGTACGCACCGGCCTTCCGCAAGCCACTTGGCGCTTGCTCAACACCGGTGTCCCGAACGCGAAGTCCACCACCGCACAGATCATCGACGCGTGCGGCAACCTTGAAACCTACTCGGTCATCGACAAGGACATCGCGGACCTCAACGGCAACACCCCCGAGTTCCGGCTTTCGGAATCCCGAGCCTTCCTCGAAGGTATGTCGCAACAGGTCGCTGCAACGCTCATCTACGGCAACCAGTTCATCAACCCCGAGCGCTTCACTGGTCTCGCCCCGCGATACTCCACCAAAACCACTGCGAACTCCAACACGGCCGCAAACGTTCTCGACGGCGGCGGAACCGCATCCACCAACACCTCGATCTGGGTGATGACCTGGGGTGCGGATACCAACTTCGCAACGTTCCCGAAAGGCAAGCTCACTGGCCTCCAACAGCGCGACATGGGCGAGTGGCCGGTGACCGACTCCAACGGCAACACCTACCAAGCCTATCGCGAACACTTCAAGTGGGAAATCGGCCTCGTCAACCGCGATTGGCGCTACGTCGCGCGCATCGCCAACATCGACGTGACCCAACTCACTGGCGTCTCGGCCGCGAACCTGATCAACTTCCTGGTCCGCGCACTCTACCGCCTCCCCACCGCCCCCGTCTCGGCCACCACCATCCAGACTTCCGATACCCCAATGGTCCGAGCCGATATGGGCCGTACGGTTATCTACTGCAACCGTATCATCCGAACCTACCTCGATCTACAGGCGATGAACAAAACCAACGTCCTGCTCCGCATCGAGGAGTTCAACGGCAAGCCCATCACCACCTTCCGTGGTATTCCTGTCCGCACTGTGGACGCCATCTTGAGCAATGAAGCTCAGATTACCTAAGGAGCAAATCATGATTCTCGATGGTCTACTCATGTTCACTTCCACTCCTGCGGCAGGTGGTGACTTGCCCACGACTGGAACGCAGACTTCCACCAACGTCCTCGATCTCGGTGTGACTGGTGGCCTTCCTGCATCCGCTTCTGGTGCTGGCGGCGCTCGCGACATCGGCATCGGTGACGATCCGGCGATGAAGCTTCTGGTTCAGGTTATCGTTGCCTTCGCCGGCGGCACCAACCTCTACATCACCCTCCAAGGCGCTCAGGACGCTGGTAGCAACGCTCCCGGCTCCTACACCACTATGTACACCAGCGCAACTGTCACCGAAGCCAACCTCGTCGCTGGCGCTCGCATCGCTGACATCGACGTTCCGCGTCCAGTCCCAGGTCAGGGCCTGCCGCGGTTCCTTCGTCTCCAATACGTCTCCACCGGAACCCATACCGCTGGCGCAATTATCGGCACTCTCGTCCTTGATCGCCACGATCTCCCGGAGCAGTCCAACGCAGTGCTTGGTGGCTATGCCGCTGGCATTACCATCGCGAACTGAGGAGGGGCAAATGAAAAAACTCCTCCTAGCACTAGCATTGGTCGGGGTTCTCGGCCCCGCCTCTGCGCAGATCGGAGCCGTCCCGCAGGTCGGTGTCACCACCGGCTATCTCCCCAAGGTCACCTACTCCTCGGCGTTCTTCGGCCTTGCTCCGGCATCATCCGCCACGGACGTTGTCTGCATCGCCGGCTCTGCCACGAAAGTCGTGCGTGTACAGCGCATCGTCCTTTCTGGGACAGCAGGTACCTTGGTCACCTTGCCGGTCGTAGCTCTTCGTCGAGCCACGGCAGACACTGGTGGAACCGCTGCTACCACCACCGCCAATCCCGGTGTCACCACTCAGATCGCATCCCGCGACACTGGTCAAGCAACCAACGCCTCGGCCTCGGCGGTCCTCGTCTCTTACACCGCCAATCCCACCATCAACGACTCCGCTCCAGTCTACGTAGACGCAGCTAACCTAACCCTCGGCACCACTGCTGCGGCTACGACTCCACTAGCTACAATCTTCGACTGGTCTCGTGATGTAGAGAATAACGTTCAAGTCCCGACCCTTCGGGGCACAGCGCAGCAACTCTGCATTAACCTCGAAACCATCTCTGTATCTTCTGGCCTTATGGCTGGTTCTATCACCTGGACGGAGGAGTAATCCATGAACATTCGCAAGTATCTCGGGCCTAGTGCCCTAATCCTGCTTCTGGGTCTTGGCGTTGCCGTTGCCCAGAACATCA